CGAGGCCGCCGTCGATGGGGCCGGTCTCGAATGCGTCGTTGTCAACCCGCAGCCATGCGCGCGCCCCTGTTTCCTGCGCCCGGTGCAGCGTCTCAAGGAGCCGCTCGACAAGAGCCAGCGCCGTGACGCCCGACTGGTTGCGGGCGAGGTTCTCGACGACCGAGAGCGTGACAGTGCATTCGATGTGGACAAGAGGCGTCGTCGCAGTCTTGAGCCGCCCGGCAGCCACGGTCGCCACGATGCAAAGGCCGATCTCGTTGATCGCCTTCTGGAGCTTCGTATTGTGCTCCGAATCCGCCGCCGTGATGAGCGGGATCGTGGAGAGAAGAGGTTCGGCGACGATCAGGCTGGCAACGGACGGCAAAACGGCGGAGAGCTTCATGCGCTCAGGCGCGTGTCAATGCACGGAGCTTCTCCAACTGCTTGCGCCGCACGTACGCCTTCATGTCCGCGACCTCGCCGCGCAGTGTGTCTTCCACAATGCCGCGCTGGCTGTTCTGCACCTGCACGCCTTCGAGGAAGCTCTCCAGCAAAACCGAGGGATGCGATTGCCCCTTTGCCGTTCGGACGATGGCCTGCCCGATGCGTTCCTTCGCACGGGACACAGCGGTGGCCTGCGTGTTCTGACCCTCGCGGCTTCGCTTCCATGCGCGGAAGAGCCATGAAACGGAGAGGAAGCGGATCGACTTACGCCGCGCGGCAAGCTCCCGTCCGACCGTGCGCCGCGTGCCGTCGCGGTTCCGGCCTCGCTTGATCCGATAGCCGAGCGCGGCGGCCTCCTGTTCGATGCGTTCCGCCGTTGGCGCGATGGCGCGAAAGCCCCTGTAGATCGCAAAGCGCAGCCGCGCCGCCCGCGCCTCGATGAGCGGCCCCTGCTCGCGTTTGTTCCAGCGCAGGTATTGCGCAAGCGCCTTGTTGAAGGCCCGCAGCTCCCGGGTATCGACGGCGGCTTCCATCTACAGTTTCCCGAGAAACTTCAGGATCGCGATGAGCCCGACCGTCAGCGGCGGCAGCGCGGAAGTTACCCAGACCCAGCGCAGGATCATGTCCATTTTCCGTTTCATCTCGCGGATGTCCGAGCGCAGGCCGTTCTCGCCATGCTGCCCCCAGAGGGTGACTTCGATGGTCGTCAGGCGGTGTTCAATCTGGGCAAGTCGTTCTTCGGTTGTCATGGCTGGCAGAGTTCGCAGTCAAAGGTGATGAGGACGCGGCTCGGCGAGCGGGCGATGCGCCGGATGCGGTAGGTCGTCCCGGCTTCGCCTGTGAACGAGCTTCCGGCAGCAGGCAGGCCACCGGAGAAGGCCGACGCAAGGACGCGCACCTGCACCGAGTTGTCGTCGCCGACGGACAGGTCGTAGCGGTTCGACTCGGGCGGCGTTGTCCGGAGCAGCGCCTTGAGCGGAGTCCCGTCAAGGGTCAGCATCACGCCCGCCGCATCGAGCAGTTCGGCAAAGCCTTCGGCGCTGTCCTGTTCGTGCTGGTTCATGGTGAGGACGGGCGTGTCAACGAACGAGGCCCCGCCACGTTGGACGGAGCCTCGGAGGAGTCATGCAGTCAGGAAAGTTACGCGGCCTGCCCCGGAGCGACGAGACGCTTGATGCCTGCTGCAATCGCGGGCTTGAAGCCGTAGAGGCATTCGAAGGCAACGATCTCCTTGCCGCTGTCGTTGTCGTAGAAGCGGCGGTAGCCGAAGGTGATGCCCGTTTCGGGATCACTCACCGGGCCGGACTCCAAGTAGGACTCAGGCCGCAGCGGAGCAAGGTAGCGCATCGCGACCGCGAGCCCCGCCGGGTGGGCCGCGAAACCGACGAGCTTTTCGTTGTTCTCCGGCAGCACGATCGTGTCGTAAATGTCGAAGCCGTAGATGCGCGGGATGCGGGCTTCCATGAGGGAGGGCTGGCTCATCTGCGCAAGGTAGCTGTGGCTCACGCGCTCGTCGCCGAGGAGCGCCGTGTAGTAGGCGTCGTCGAGGATGAGGCTGCGCTCGGTCGTCGGCATCTTGGCCCGTGCGCACGCGCCGCGAATGCCGAGAACGTGCGTCGAATCGAAGTCCGTAGCGGCCACGGCGGGGATCGCCGCCTCGCCGTAGTTGGCGGCGGTGACGACGGAGAAAATGTCCTGCAAAACGTCCTGCGCGAGCTGCTTCGCCTCCGATCCGGCGAGCCGCTCCAGCTTGATGAAGCTCGACTCTGCGGACTCCTTGTCGGTCAGGTGGAAGGAGCGCACCTTGTGGCGGTCGCAGGTCACGGCGAGCGTGTTCACGGTGCGGTCGGCGTTCTTACTGTAGCTGCCCTCGAAGTCGGAACTCGTCGGCAGGGCGTTGCCGACGACCGGCACATTGACCGTCTTGCCGCGTTCGAGGAACTCGGCGGAAAAGTCGGTCGAGAAGGCACGCAGCGGCTGAAGCGCGGCGCGAAAGGCTTCAAGAAAAGCCTGAGAAATGCGGATGTCCTGAAGGTTGGTAAGCGTGTTGGCCATGGGGATTAACGGGAAAGGATTTTGGACTTGTTCTTGCGCCAGAAGGCGGTCTGCGCGGCAGGCGTCTCCTGCTTGCAAAGCTCTTGGGCTAGGTCCGTCGAAGTGGCGGCAACGGCATCGCCCTGAGCGGTGACGGCAAGGGGCGTGACGCCGACCGAGGCGCAGATTTCGGCAGCCTTCGCCTCGGCGGTCTTGGATGCGGCGGTAAGTTCGGCCACGCGAGCGGCGAGGTCTGCCGACTCCTTGCGCGCGGCCTTGAGCTGGCTCCCAAGTTCGGCATTGAGGGCAGATTCCTCCGCCTTCGCGGTTTCAGCGGCGGCAAGCTGCTGGCGAAGCGCCTCCGCTGCGGCGCGTTCATTTGCCAAAGTGCTTTCGGCCCCGGCCAGCTTCGCCTCGGCGGCGCTCAGTTTTTCTTCGAGTGTCATGGCTTTGCCCTGTGTGGCGTTGTCAACCGGGCGAGCATTGCGCCGCGACTTGGCACGAGGCCCGTGACAAGCCCTCGCTCCGCAGCCTGCACGCCGTAGAAGGACTGCCCCTGCATGGAGTCCGCGCCGACGCGGCTGCGCTTGCCCGTGACGGCGCTCATGAACATCCCGTGAACCGCGTCCACGCGCTCTTGCAGGAGGGCGCGCTGCTCGTCCGAGAGGCTCGTGCCGGGGAAGCCCGCCGCCTTGTGGGTCCCGGCCTTGATGACGTCGACGAAGATCCCTGAACGGGCCAGCGCGGCTGAACTGTCGAGCAAGGCGAGATACACGCCCACGCTCCCGACCGTAGCACTCTTTGTGCAAACAAACTCGTCCGCTTGGCTCGCCAGCCAGTAGGCAGCGGAACACGCCTCGCCCGATGCGAAGGCTACGCTCGGCTTCGGGAACGCGGCAATCTGCGCGGCCAGTTCCGGCACGCCGGTCACGGTGCCGCCGGGCGAATCCACGTCTAGGAGCAATGTCCGCACCGAGGGATCGGCGGCAAAGGCGTCGAGCGAGGCCGAGAGGCCCGCCACGTCGCAGCCGCCAAGCATCTTCTCGATGGGCGAAAGGTTCGCGCCGATCGGCCCGCAAATGGGCAGGATGCCGACGCCGTTTTCCACACGGGCCTGCGGCGGCTCGCCAAAGAGTTCCTTCAGCGCATCCGTGAACCCCGAACAGCGTTCCACAAACGCGGCCAGTAGTCGCGGTTCAACAAGCAGCGGTTCATGGCGGAGAATGGCGTCAGCAAAGCTCACGCCGAGGCGGACTTGTCAACGGGAGCGTTGGGCGTCGCCACGCTCTGCGTGCCGCTTGGCCGGTAGAGCATTTCAACAGGAACTCCATACTTCGCCGCCGTTTCCAGAATCGCCTTCGCGTCCTGCGCACGCCGCTCGATCTCTTCGGAGAAGTTCATGCCTAGCTCCGAAAAATGATCCGAGAACGAGAGTAAGCCCATTTCGACATTTTTACGATGGGATTCATCTTCCCGCCCGGCGTCTACCGTCACCCTTCGCGGGCAGACCCAGCCTACCTTATTCCAGCCCTTCACGGGGGCAAGTTCGCCACGGTCGATCGCGTCGCCGATCACGTAGCCCCACGTCGGTTGCAGGAGCCTCTGGATCAGGATCATCTGCCGGTAGCTGAAGCGCCGGTCGGCCTTTGCGACGATGAGCCGCACGCCCGCCCCGCCGATGTTCGAGGCGTCGAGCACGAACTCATACGGCAGCATCCCGGCAGCGGAGTCGCGCTTGAGGTGTTCAAGGAATCCCGTAAACACGGGGCTCGGGCGGTTCGACTGGAAGCTGTCGAGCGATTCGCCGGGCTTAAGCGCCACGAGCTTGCCGCCGACGATCCGCTGGAGCAGCGCCGCGTCGCTCGCCGCGTTCGGCTGCTCCCCGGTCTCCACGCTAAAGTCGCCCGATTCGTCGAGCGCACCGCTCTCGCGCTTCAGGATGCGGGCGATGTCGGCATTGTCCTTCACGGCGTGCTTTTCGAGCGCCAGCATCTCCATCTCGTCCAAGATGTGGTTGATCGAATGCTGAAGTGTCGGCGGCTGCCGCACGCCGCTTGCCGACTCCGGCTCGAAGATGTGCATGACGGCGTTCGCGGGCACGTCGCGGGTCGCGTTGTCGTCCAAAATCAGGCGATACGCCACAGGCGCGCCGAAGGCGTCGAGCTTGATGCCGTCCACCGTTTCCACCGAACCGAACGTGTCGCCGATGCGGTGCGATTCGACCAGTTGCAGGCGCGGCAGCCCGAGGCCGTCGCGCACCTTGAGGCAGAAGTATTCGCCGTCCACATCGAGGCCCCGGCAGACAAGGTGCTGGCATTCCTCGAAGCTGAAGCGGCGTGTGATCTCGGCCCGCGCCGACCAGCGGGCAAAGTAGGCTTCGGCGGCCTTGTTCCAGTCGGCGTCCTCACTCTGCGGCTGCGGGCGGATGCCGTCGCCTGTCGAGTAAATCGCCATGTCCGCCACCATCTCGCGCGAGAAGCCGGAGTTCTTGTTCAGGTAGCGCGAGCGGCGCACCAGCTCCCGCCGCGTGTGGCTAGTGAGCTCCTTCTTCGTGTCCGTGGGAGCTGCACCGGGCACCTGACCGCGTCGAGGCGAGGCGTTCGCCGACTCGTAGCCGGAATACCCGAAGAGGCGCGAAATGTGGTGCAGGAGCTTCACAGTCGGAACCGGCTGTCAACGTGCGAAACGGCAACTATCCTACCTCGCCGACGATACTTCTCCGGTGCGAGTTTCACGAGGGCATCCTGACATGCTTTGATGACGGTGTGGATCTCGTCGATGTGCCGCTTGGTGTAACTGGAGCCGTCGTTCGCATAGGCCGTCAGCGTCTTCTTCAGCTCAGCCTTGTGGACAGCAAGGATCTCCTCGATCTCCGCTACGCTGAAGCCCACCGAGTAATCAATCGTCGCCATCGGTAGCTACGCCCTTGTCAACGCTCTCCCGGCCCACGATCTTGAGCATGGTTGCGGCGGCGGCCTGCATCGCCTCGCAGTCCCAATAATGGTTCGGGCGCTTGCCGATCTGCTTCCACATCCAGGTGTCGTGCTCTTTGATGCGCTGCTCGCTCTCCATCTGCGAGAGGTAATCCTCGTCGATGTCGTCGGGCACCTCCCACGTCGGGCCGTTCGCAGGGTTCTGGTTGCGGCGCAGGCGGGCGAGCGTGTCCTTGATGTTGAGGTTCGACCAGTAGTGCACGTAGCAATGCCGGTCGCTCGTCAGCACCACCTTGCGGCGCGGCGAGTAGAACCGCTGGACCGTTCCCTGCGCCTTCGTGTGGTGCGGATAGGTCGTGCGGCGGTCGCCAAGGAGAGCCACCCAGCCCATCCTCGCGCACTGGCGGTATACATCGTAAGTCGCATGGCCCGCGTCCACGAAGACGAGATTCGGATGGATGTTAAACCGGGATTGAAGCGCCTCCACGTCCTCGAAGGTCAGGAGGCGCTCGTTCCAGACAAGGCGCGAGGAGCCGTCCGCCGCCCAGCTGCGGACAAGCGCATAGAAGTGATCCATCTGGCAGTCCACCGTGAGGATGCGGAGCGGAATCGGCGTTTCCGCAAAGGGCGGCGCTATAACGCGGCCCATGCGATTGATCCCGCCCTCGCCTGCCCACGGCTCGCCCTTGCGGTAGCCGCAGGTCGCGATCTCCATCTTGTAGTCCTCGACGTATTCGCGCCACGGGAGCGCCAGCCGCTTCTGGTAGAACTGCTGGAGAAGGGTCGTATCTCCCTGCCGCATCGCCGCCTTCGCCCGCAGGTAGAGTTCCGCCAATCGGCCCCACGACATCGCACAGAGGGCGTTCCAGTGGAAGCCGACGTTCTCGGGCGCTGCGTTCGGATTTGTGCGGACAAACTGCCCGCTCGCGTTCAAGATCCGGCGCATGGCGTCCGTGTCGGGGAAGTAGTGGTTGCACGCGTTGCAGCGGAGCGCGGTCGTCTCGCGCACGGCGGCGAAGTCCCAGTTGCCGTTGGCGTCGCGGGCGTCCTTGCTCCACTCGACGTTGTCCCAGTCGAAGGGCTGGCGCTTGCCGCACTCCGGGCACGCGAAGGTCCATTCGCGCATGTCCGTCGTCTCAAACTTGCGGTGCGTGTCGTCGTTTTCCTCGCCGCCCTGACTCATGAACACGCACTTGCCGAGCCAGCCGAAGGCCGTGACGCGCGCCTCCGCCTCGGCCATGTGGCCAGCTGGCCAACGCCAGGTCTCGTCCCCGAACAGCCAGCGGATCGAGCGGCGCTGGAGGTTCGTCTTGTTGTACGCGCCGAGTATCCAGAGCGTCATGCCGTTCGCGAAGTGGATCGTGTGGTTGCGCTTCTTGTGGCGGTCCTTCGGAAACAGGGCGCGGACGGGCGCGCATTCGTCAAAGAGCTTTTGCAGGCGCGATTCGGACTGGTCTTTCGCGTCCTCGTCCGTCTGGTCGAGCCAGAGCGTGGGGCCGGGCAGGTTCGCGACGATGTAGCAGAGCGTCAGTTCCGGCACGGTGGTCTTGGAGGACTGCACGCTTGCAAGGATCGAGACGAGTTTCACGCGAGGATCGACAACGGCCTCCATCACCTCGCGCACCCATGGCGAGTTGTCCGAGCGGAAGCGCCCCGGCATCGGCGAATACGGGATGGATTCGACATGCTCCTCCGCCCAAGCCCAAGGCGGGCGCCGGTCCGGGGGACGCCAAGCCTCGCGCCAGATTGCTGTCAGTTCGTCCACGCCGTTACTTCTGCGTCAACGAGGCTTGCGACATTTCGTAATGCAATATATCTCCAAATCATGGCCGTCCCCAGTTATCAGGATATGATGTTGCCCTTCCTTGAAGTTCTGGCGAATGGGAAAGAGCAAGCCGTTCGAGACATAAAAGAAGCGGTTGCCACCAAGTTGGGCATCACCGATGAAGACAGGAAAGAATTACTTCCCAGCGGCAACCAATCATATTTCGATAACCGTGTCGGATGGGCGCGCACGTACCTCAAGAAGGCTGGCTTGATTGAGGCCAAGAGTCGTGGCCATTTCACCATTTCTTCCCACGGGCTTCAGGCGTTGGCACAAAAGCCCGTGCGTATCGACGTTTCTTTTCTCAAACAATACGACCAATTTAACGATTTCCTGGAGATCAGTGCCGCTGGACACAATCAAGAAGGAAAACAAGAGCGCATCGAGCTAACGACTTCCGCCGAAGAAAAGAGCCAAACGCCTGACGAAATCATAGAAAATCAGTTTTTCGCCATCCGAAGCCGTTTGGAAGAAGAAATCCTCAAACGAGTCAAGGAGTGTTCTCCTTACTTTTTTGAACAGCTCGTTGTCGATCTACTCGTTAGTATGGGTTACGGCGGTTCTCGCAAGGAAGCAGGACAGGCGACCAAGGCATCCGGAGATGAAGGCATCGATGGCGTAATCAAGGAAGACCGCCTCGGGCTTGATCAAATTTACATTCAAGCAAAGCGATGGGAAGGTGCCGTCCCCCGGCCCGAACTACAGAAGTTTGCTGGAGCATTACAAGGACAGCGTGCAAAAAAGGGAATCTTCATCACCACATCCACATTCTCGACAGGGGCTGTGGAATTTTGCAAAAACATCGACAGCAAAATCATTCTGATCGACGGATCACAATTGGCTAAACTGATGATTGATTTCAACGTAGGCGTTTCAACTGCCAAGACGTTTGAGATCAAGCATATAGATACCGATTATTTCGAATCCGAGGGTGCTTAGTCGCCCTCGTGCAGCACTTGGCACACCTCGTCGATGGCCTTGGCGCATTCCTTCTGGATGTCGATGGCATCCTTGCCCTGCAAAATCGGTGGTAGCTCGGATTCGAACTTTGCACGAAGAATCGCAATCGCCCGCCCCACCAGCGTTGTCCACTCCACACGCACCTTCTCAATCGGGACGTAATCCCCGCGACGGATGGCGAGGCGCAGCTCCTTTTCCTCGATCTCGGCGAGGAGTTTGCGCGCCTTGAGCGCCTCCTGATTGCCCACCGGTTCGCCGCCGCCCTTCAGGCCCTTGGAGCGCACGAACTCGCGCCACGCGGCCACGTCGTACTGGCCGTTTGCGAGGGGTTTCGGTGCGCCGGTCATCTTGCGCCAGGTGGTGAGAGTCCGCCTCGTGATGCCGAGGAGTGCGGCAAGTTCCACCTGATTGTCGGCGTAGGCCGTCGAGTCACTGCTCCCGGCGGCACGGGCTTCGATGCGGGCGCGCTCAACAGCCGTCAGGGGTTTGCCTGCCGCAACCTTCTTTACAAGATTCGAGAAATCGGCATCCAGAACCTTCTTGAGTATTTCTGGAGTAGGATCATTCACAAAAGTAAGCGCAGTTGGTTATCCGTTATGTGTTTATTCTTCCGCAGATTTGTCATTCGCCATAGAGGCCGGATATTCGTGA